ATACCCTAATATGTGGTGGCCTATAAGAACATCAGCACTCTCTAAAAGCTTGAACGCCTCGTCTAGTTCCTTGGGGCCATACTCTGTCATAGTACGAGTATCAACATCAAAGATACTAGCGCACCAAAAACAAGTAGGCTTTAAGCCGTCACCTTCTAGGTCGAATAGTAATCGTTTCATTCTTCTACCTCTAGGCGAAGGAACCACCCATCTTCGTCAAAGTGCCATGTAATACGGCGATCAGTTTCCTTAAGTAAACGGCGGGAGTTTAGGTGCTCTACTGTATGCTGACCTATGCTATACGCTAACTCAAACTCCTCTAGTAAGTTTGCTAATTTCCTCTTATCATTTTTCATAGTATCATATCCCCTTGCACACTGAACTCAAGATCATCCTCAACTTCAGTGAGCCTTCCTGTATCCCTACTGTATTTAAGATAACACGCTATCCCTGTGTCACCAGTATGCCGAGCCTTTAAGACCCTTAGAGTAGAGGTCATTGCTTCATTAATATCCTCAGACTGCTGATCTCTTTCTAGGGCAATAACAGTGTCACTGACTTGGCCTATACTTGCACTCCCCCTAAGATTAGATAGAGAGACACTGTGGCCTTGCTCATATCCTTTATCCCCTTGGGGTTTACTTAGGTGACTGACGAGTACCATGCCACACCCTGTCTCTTCGACAAGGCTACGGAGTCGTAGCATGATATCGTCAATCGTTCGCCTCTCATCACCCTCTGTATGTCCTGCTACAAGCATATGAAGGTGATCTATTATTAACCACTGACAGTCACAACCAAGCACAAGGTATCTTAATTTGGCGAAGATTGAATCAGTGTCCTGTACACCTAAATGGGCATGAACAAAGAATCTATTCTCATTCTCACCCTCAAATAAATATACATAGTGCTGAGCCAATAAAGCTTCATCATACTCTTGTCTAATGCTATCTACAAAGAGCCGGACATTCGCCTCGATAGACACAACACCCATTGTAGTTTGCTCCCAAGATTCCTCCAAGGCTACTACACCTACATTGTCCCTAGTTGTACTAAGTAGATGATGCTCAATTTCTCGTGTGACACTAGACTTTCCTAGCCCTGCGCCACCAGTGAATGTTATCAACTCTTTCTTACGTAGGCCATATAGTTTTCTGTTCAACCCTTCCCAAGGAAACGGTACAGACTTTACATACTTCTTAGTGAGGAACTTCTCCTTCATCGTAGAAATATTAAGGATACCTGAGGGAGTGTATAGCTTTGCATTCCAAAAGGCACTGATGAACTTAGCATTCTCATTAGCTATGAGCATCTGGTTAGCATCTTTATAATCACTAGGCAGTCGCATTATTTTACACTTGCCCGGTTTAATAAACTTAGCTACCTTTAGAGCAGCCTCCTGCCCCGGCTTATCCATGTCAAAGCATAAAATAATATTATCAAAAGACTCAATGTATTCTATCTGAGCCTTAATGTCTTTGACTGCCCCTCCTGCCCCGTTCTTAACTGAGACAACAGGAGAAGAATACTTAGCACTAAGCATCTGATGAGCTGCCATAGCATCCAGCTCGCCCTCTACAATAGTAAGGTACTTGCCTCCTCCTTTAAATAGTTGCTGACCAAAGAGCCCTGCTAACTTAGAATCCCCAGAGATAACAAACCTTTTATCCTTTGTGTACCTGTGCTTAACAGCTACCTCTCGCCCCTCAGGGTCAAAGTAAGGATAATCATGACGGCTAATGCCAGCATCACTCTCCGCTACCTTAACACCGTAGGCTTTACAGGTCTCCTCAGATATTTTACGATCTAGAATGGCCTTAAAGGACTCAGAAGACTCTAAAGGACTATCAGACTGTGATACATTTGTATCCTCCCCTGCTCTGGCTGCCTCGTAATTCCCTGTATGTTTATTGCAACGGAAGCAATGAGCGGAGCCATCCTTATTTACTCCTGTGTTATCAGAACCTTCTCCACACCAGCAAGGTTGCCCTGTCTTGATGAAACCATTGCCCTCCATGTTTTACTCCACATCAGATTTATCTTCTAAGGAGCTACCTAATTGTGTGCTATAGTTTTCATGCGCGATATTAATCATGTCGCCTATGGTAGTAGCGAGAAGGATTTTTTGAAATAGGGTATTCTGTGCGGGGGTTAAATTTTCTGTGTCGTATGACTTTTCATTGATTGTAAACTGCATTGTTTTATTCTCATTATTATTTTATGCTTTTGTAGGACGCTGAGACAGGAATTGAACCCGTGCCTTTACCTTCCTATTCGGAAGTAACGCTCTTACCAATTAAGCTACTCAGCGATTGGAACTGGTTTATACACAGAGCCAGTGTGTGTATTCTTTACAGCTCTGATTCGGGATCGAAGTCCTCAAATTCGTCACCGTCTGCACCACCATACTCAACTAGATCAAGCACTTGAACAGCCCTTAAGTCTAGTCCTTTGTATGGGCCAAAAGTATTAGTGCCAGCATACTCAGAATACTGTACAACTACATTGGAACCATTACCTACTTGTACATCAATAGGATTCTTATGTGCATCAACTAGCTTGGGTTCTTTGTTCTTATTACCCTTAACACTGACACACCTACGGCGAATTACTATAGCTTCTTGCCCATCTCTCATAGCCTTAATCCTGAAGCCTCTTTCTCTTAAGTCTTCCAGCACTGAGGGATCATGAGGTACAACGTCGATAGTCCACATTGCGTCGTATTTAGTATTCGGTGTTTTAATAGCAGCCCAGTAGGCTGTTCCTGTCATTAAAGCCATTGAAGGCCTCCTTTTTATTATTGCTATATTTAATCATCAAGCCTCTCAGCTCGCCCCTCTATTGTGGCACAGTTCGGTGGGGCTGTCAAGCCCTTAAACATGCACGACCCATATCATAGTACCCCTTCCATTTTGTAAAAAGTATGATTATCAATTTGAGCAACGAAACTATATGCTTCTGCCCATCTTGGATTTGCTAACTTTTCGTTATAATAATGTGTTGAACCATGAGTAATATCTTGTATTTCTCTATTAATCAAAGTGGATGCAATTTTAAAACAATCTTTCCAAGCATCTCCCGCAAATATAGTATCAGACATACCATCACAGTACCAACTAAACTGGCATCTATATTTTTTAGGTAGTCCATTTTCTTTGTGTTCTGCTTGGTAAACTACCCCACAAATACTATCTGGAAATAAAGTACTTTTTACTCTATTTAGAGTAACGTGTCCTACTGCAAATTTTCCTTTTAAGGACTCTCCACGTGCTTCGTGGTATATATTTGCAGCAAGGCATTGTACTTGCTCCGAATCTATAACTCTTTCAGGTTTTACCGCTATTTGTGGTGCTGCGGCATTAGCACTAAAAAGTGTTAGTACCAGTAATAAGAATATGCTTCTAGTCATGTTGTTTCTCCGTTTAGATTAACACGGCCTTTCTTAGTGGTCATGTAATTATAAAGCATATGGGCTACAGCGTCAACCTTAACTTCATCATGAAGGTCTGCTGGTACTCCCAAGCTATACAAGACACTATGGCAAAACTCATGCCACCAAACTATCTGCCTGTATTCTGTAGTCTCCTGAATATCACGCACAATGTAAAGAATAGCCCTCTGTGAACAAGTAAAGCCCGACACTTCATTGTAATAATTTTCATCATGGCCCCCATCAGCTTCAGCACACTCGGCAGGAGTCCCATAGAATGTTGTCCAAAGGCGGCCACAAAGTTCATAGGTTCTGCATACAGTTTTCATTATCTATCCTCATACTCTTGTTCACGAGTAGAAACCCCTGATCGGACTGTACATGTGGTTCCAGCTTCAATTGTACCCACATTAAATGAGCGCAAAAGAGCTGGTAGCCCATAGTGACCTTCTCCATGAGGCCTAACCTCCTCACCTTTTTTACCACTATAAGGAGTCGAGGTATCTTTACAGTTCACAATAGTATCCATAGTCTCTGTAGTAAACCTCAGCCCCCTAGCTATATAAGCCTGAGAGTGATACAGAGCAGACCGTAGCTTTGTACATCCCGGTACAATCTTCAGTACCTTTGAATCCCAATCGGCCTTAGCAGTCTCCCCAACTAAGAAGTCTTCACCGTCATAAATGTACTGACAAACTGTGAAGTCAAAGTTATCTATTGTTTCCTTAGGAGTTGCATGGAAACTAGGGCAGCATAGTTGTATAATGGCCCCCTCTATGTCGTAGGTTCTGGAGAACTCTGACACATTTGTAGTTACTGTAGTCTCGTCAAATATATTGGACAAGTACTCAAATTGTCCCGCATCCTTAAAGAATATATCATAGTCTGCGTCTTGTGTCAAGCCCATAACTTCTTTACGGACTGACCCTCCTGCTACCCAAGGCCCATCAGGTGCTACCTCACAGTAGGCTACTACTTCTTTAAAGTTCATCATTTATCTCCATTTCAGGTACAAGTGTCACTACCTTAGGCTCGTTCTTTGCTTCTGATTGCATCTTAAATATAATAGCCTCTAAGGCCGCCTCCTTATTAGTCAAGTAGGCTTGATGACACTCAGGACATAAGTCATCATCAGTGTCCATTGGCACAAGCCAATCATCTGTGGGCAGCCTATTATTTATAACATACTTCTCTGATATACGATAGATTACTATCCTAAAGTTCTCTTCTTTATCACATATTTTACAACTTATTGTTCTCATTATTATTCTCTGTTGTTTTTATTTTCTTCAGTTCTCTTTGAACCTCTTTACTCAAAGGCCCACTAGATTTAATAAACTTAATAGCCTTCTTCACGCTATAAGGAGCCTCTCTTAAATTAACTAAATATTTTTTAGTTTTTTTATACAGCTTAGCACCACTAGGCTCTACGCATATATAGTATATAAGTTTAGTCCCACTCCTGCAATAAAGGCCCACTCTCCACCCATTAGCTGTCCAGATCCTCGCAACTACTGGAGATTTAATCATAGTTGTCATTGTCTAACATCGCGTCTTCTTCATTTCTTCTTAAAGTCTCCTCATAATAACTTCTAGATATCGCTCTGTACCTGTCATCAAAGCTACCCCAATCCCTATCCTCATAAGCTATACGAAGACGCATATCCGCTCTTGGGCAGTATTCTAGTATGGTTTTATAATATCCCAACGATCCAGATCTTACAAAGTTGCCATTACTCTTTGTGATATCATCGCCTAGAGTAAAGAACCTTGCTTGCTGTCTTGCTGCACTTTCTTCTTGGATCACATTAGAAGTAGGAAATAACATGGCTAACTGAGAGAACCCATTGTGAGAAAAATCCCCTGCTCTTTCTACTCTTTCTTCTGGCTCATTAGCATAGAACACTGGCTGCAATCTGTACATAACACTCTGCATATCTTCAATGTCATCTTGATTTTTGAGGTCAAGATACTTGCCGTAAGTAGGAAGATAAAACTCTACAAATCCTAATGGCCCCAGCTCTGAGAATTTCATAAGGACTTCATCGGCTGTTGAAACTTCTTTAGCCTTGTCCTTTATCTCAAGTAACATGTTGATCCAAATACGTAGTTCTTCTCTAGTAATAGGGAAGCGCATTGCTCTGAACTCTAAAGACCCGTACTCTCTAAGGGCATTAAGGTTCAAAGCAGCGTACTTATGAGTCCCTCTGGACACCTTAGGGTTATGTCTTTTAATAGACTCAAGGGCAAAGAGTTGCTCCTCTGCTTCTAAGCCTGATAGGCAAAAGAGATTACCTTTCCTATGCTCACCACAGTAAGAGATTAGCAGAGGCTCAAGGATATAGTAGATGCTTGCCATGTCTACCATCTCCTTTATATCTAGTTCTTGGCAATTAATATGTACATGGACACTACAGTTAGCAGATTCATCAGGCTCTACAATATCAAAGAAGTCATAGATTCTATCTATATAAAGATCCACTTTATTTCTTTTACAAGGCTGCCTAAGGACATACTCTACAGCCTGTTCGCCCCTTAGAGACCCATCACCTTTATAAGACCAACCAGCAGGCACATCACTCCTTACATCCTCACCGTTATTGAACTCAGTTTCTATTTCTATACCTACCTCCCCTACTTTAGGGGTAGTACCGAATAGGTCTTGGACTATCATAGCCTCTCCTTCAGGTGATTATTTAAATAAAAGAAAGTGTTTGTCAGTTCTACCTCGCCCTTTAGAATTTCTCCTACTATTCTATTACGCCAATGAACTTCAATAATATTTCGTTTAGAGAATAAACAGAACTCTCTACAGAAGGCTTGAGCAGGCAAGTAGTCCTCTGACTTTACCATACTTAGTGCATCAGTGTAAGAAGGATACACGTTGTTCATCATGTCGAAGAACATCTTCATGGTTTGATTATCTTCTCGTAAAGAGATAGACATCCTGTCTCTGTTAACGCCTTTAGAGAACAATAAGTTTTGCTCACTTACTCCTTGCTTGTAGTGTCTAGCAGGTCTCCTACTTACATACACTGGGTATGAGAAGCCGTTGATGTACCCTAGCCTTAAAGGGGAGGTTTTAATTGCAGTGAAGGGAAGGCGTACTGGCCTACCAGAGTGGCAATAGAATCCTTCTACTACTACTCCGTCCTCTCCGTGTAGAAGATCATTAATATATAGAGGGCGAGACTTAGCCTCTACTACAGTGCCAGAGTACCTAGAGTTTAAATCTCTAAGGTTCATGTGGCTAAAGTGTTGCATAAGAAGCATACCTCTCATCTGAGCTATAATTCCTTTGGCCTACTTTATTGTTTAGTAGTCTGACAAGTCTAGCTTGAGTAGTGACCTTATCAATCATCTCCCTATAGTCTTGGCATTCTTCTTTGGCTCGAATACAAGCAGTGCTCATAATGTTTTTCATCACTTGCTTAGAGGTATTAAAGACCCAGCGCATAGCCCTTTCTTCCTTAAGCCAAAAATTAGACAACACTCTATACTCCATACCGTAGGGCTTGGGCCTAAAGGAACCAGCAGCACCATACAAAGAGCGGCGTTGCTTCCCGGCAGTGAAGGGTTCATACAAGCAAGAAGGGGCACCAAGGGCTACATCAAGCTCTCTAGCCACCATAGCACACTCCTCTATATGGAGCGGGTCAGATAGATTGGCTTCATCATCATCCCTCCAGCCTATATGTAAATGCCCTGCTGCTGTCCTGAAATTAATGACATCCCCTCTTGGTATAGGATTATACACCATATCGTAGGCATTCATGTCGGGGTTACACCCTAGTTCTTTAGCCTCAGGTGGCTGGAGTGCCATGTAGTCGGCTGTAAACGTATGCACTGGATTAAAAACCAACGTAGACCTAGCAGGCAACATAGCTTTTAAAGAGGTCAAGACTGTCTGTGTATTCTCAATAAACGTATCCTCATTATCCGTAGGAATAATATTAAATTCCAGTGCCATGCCGTCAACCTGCACAGCACCTTTAGAGACTTCAAAGGGCTTCTCTTTTGTCCCCGGAATTACACCGTGAGCCGATACAACTTTCCCCTGTACCTTTAAGAATACTTCGGGATCTATTCCTATTTTAACCATTAGCTGCTTCTCCTAGTATAAGGTCTTCTTTATCTTTAGCCTTGCATATATCATCACAATAAAAATCTCTCATGTTTTCCCATATGAGTTGGTCAGCGTCCCAAATAGAAGGAGCTACTTTACATACAGCACAGCCACATGCTGTATAGTGCAGCCATGTGTCCATGTCTACCGTAACATTGTCCCAGACATTATACGCTTCACCATGTAATAAATACCCCTCCGTGCGTTCCAGCCCATTATACCTTGTGCACTTTTTTTCTGACAAGTTAGGAAACTGAGCGGAGGGGCCACCCTTTTTTTCAGTTGAAGCCTTAACAAGCTTAACAGAATCAGGAGCTATACCTATAAAAGGCTCGGTAGCATTCTTATTGTCTACCCAAGCAATAGTGCCCAGCATATCTACTGTGGCACCTTGCAGTGTCCTAAGCAGAGACTTATATATTTCACTCTGAGGGAAATATACTTTAACTTTATAGTCTCCTGAGAGCGTCCTGCCCTCTAAAGACGAGCCAAAAAGTTGTATATTCTTAAAGGCACAAGTGACCCCTTTAGTTAAGAAGCCTCCTAAGACTGGGCCTTTCTTTCCCTTCGCCTTATTACCATCCTTGATTCTGTCATTCCTTCTACCGTATGCTGCTTGGCTACCTTGATGATAATAGTTAATAATAGGAGCTACATAAGGAGCAGGCTCTAGCTTAGTTATAGTAGGTCTCTCTACTTTGTAGATATTCTTTACTATATTCTGAGGAACCTCAAAGGTATACAAAGTATCTGTAGCCACAGAGTATGTCTCATCCTTTTCAAACTCTAAGCCTTTCCTTCGGACTGCAAAGCGCAGCATCTCAAGCTCAGAAGCAAACACAATGACTTCAGAGCCTTTAAGATACCCATAGTGCAGAGGTCTCTCATCATTACGTAACATGTGCAAGGTATTGCTTTGTTTATTCCACCACACCATAGCACAAGAACCCTGCAAGAGTTTGTAGGTAGCAGCCACTCCTTCTTTATCCATTGAGTAGATTAAATTGTCACTGTCTACTGTAAAAGTGTGCTTCTCAGGTAGCTTATGAGTCCTATCAAGTGTACCATTATGCACTCCTACTATGTTGCCATGAGTAAAGGGGTGAGCATTTTCATCTATTACTTTACCAGAGGTAGCGGATCTGTTGTGACCTATTAGAACTCTGTTGATTCCTCCCATGACCTTAGAGAACCTTGACAGCTCTAAAAATTCAGGAGCAGGCAATGCCTTTTTTAGGGTGTTTACACTGAATGAGCTATCCACAGCGACTACACCAGTAGAATGTATGCCCCGAACTGTATCAAAAAACAATAAGTCCTTGAAGACTTGTTCTTCTTTAGTAGTGAGGCGGCCCGCTACTCCAACTATCCCACACATTTATGTACTCTCCGCATATATTAGTTCCTTCGGTAAATGTTCTTCAAATGTCTCGTCCACTATGCTTAAGAATTCCTCCTGATTAGTAGGATATATAGTCATCTCCCTGCCTAAGAAGCCCTTCTGAATTACTGCCCCTTGCCTATGCTTCTTTACTGCATGGGCATGAATAGGGTTTGTCCCCTCAGATAACTGAAAGGTATCAAAGACTCCTTCTTTATTCCCTTCATTAAATGAGTCGCGTTCTTTCTCTGGGTCAAACTCTAATGAGGTAACAAAATGAGCAAATTGGGCAACATCTATATTAGAGCAGAATACATCATGGTCTTGATAGAAGGAGCCTATCTGTTGGTTCCCATTGTACTTCTTATGATAGTGCATAAGGTACAAAGAGATAAGAGGTTGATACTTTTCTCTATAGCCTATGTATCTATGTATAGCATTAGGGTACTCCCAAGGCTGCCTTGATGCTATCATAGCCATGATGGCTAGATTACCCGGCCCATCGGGATCAACAACAATACACTTGTCTCCTTCTTTGTAAGGGATAAGGAATTGTTCATTGAAAATTGGCATTATCTCATTGTAGTATTGATCTAGAAAATAATGAAACCCTTTGTACATATGATACCCTTTGTAAAAAGAGGCAACAATAGCCCCGCTCTGCTCATGTATAACAGCACCATGACAAGAGGCAAGGTTCATTTCATCACAGCAACCATTAGGCTTCACCCGTATGAAATGGGCATTAGCACTGGTGAAACTCGCTCGTTTACTGAAAGTTAGCTTAGCCTCCTCGATACCTTTTAAAAGTTTAGGCTCTATCTCTGTCATACCAGTCTCCTGATTTTATACGGGGTGCTCCCATGCGTTCTAGTGTGTATACCCAGCAGACTCCGTGACCCTCTACAGGTACAAGCTTTCGCTCATAGAATGAAGGGTGGCCCTCAATCCTATCCAAAGCAGATAGCGTATCGTCATCTACGTCATAGACTTCAATAACTACTGGGTTAGGAGCAGGCTCCGGCATCTCTGTAACACAAGGAAAGGCTCCGAGGTCAAATAAATGTAGGTTGGGCGGGAGTTTAGCTAGTCCTCTAAAATTTTTGCCAGACATGAAGCCCCCTCTGGATTCTTCAAGCCTTAGTGTTCCGTATACTGCTACTCTGTGCATCATTCCAACCTCGCTCTGTCGGATATAGCAGGGTGGACAAACTTTCTGTAGCCCCCCTTACTCTTTATTAGTGGAATCCTCTCCTTACCATGAGTTATGATGTAATCAAACACCTTTGCAAAACAAGTCTGCCTATACTCACTGGTCAAAGAAGGAGCTGAATTAATCTCAATAATATAAGCAGCACCAGAGCTATCGGTCATTACATCAACGCCCCCAAAGTCTAGGTTGCTTAAATTGAATGCTTCTACACTCATTCTTACACATTTGAGGGGCCAGTTATCAAAACGGACGTTATCAAACCTACCTCCTCTGGCGACATTCCAAGCAACATCCTGTGGATTGCTAGGAGTTTTCTGAGCAACACATACTACACGACCCTGAGCGATGAACGCCCTATATTCTGCCGCTTTCTGTATTAACTTAGATACATAATACCCTTGACCACAGGTTAATGCAGCCCTCTCTAATTCACTTAAGTCATTGCAGACATATAGATGCCTTCCACGACTATGAAGCCTAGGGCGCATTACATAAGGGTACTCGTTAGCTGTTTCAGCCTCGGTGACTGAAAAGTATGTAGCAGGACACAAGCCTTCTTCATTTAGCGTTTGACGGAAACGAGTCTTGTCATTCACCTCATGAATAGATCGAGCTGTGTTGATTACATTGTTGCATGGGATGGTTTCGGTACAGCCCCAACGGAAGTAGAGGGGGGATTCTATAAAGTCTCTATCGCTCCTTAGGGCTATAATGTTTGATGTACTTTTACGTGCTATCTCTCGGACAGAAGTTCGCCCTAACTTTCTACGGCGAAGGATTACTGCATTAGGTATAGGAGGAAGCTTATTTACGAACATGTTTTCTCCTTTTAAATCAATGACTTAGCTATGCTTATCCATTCCTCAATACTCTTATCCTTAAGATCACAATCAAACCACTCCAAATATAGGTCATCCTTTATGTCCTTAACATAAATTAAGAACTTCTTATGAGCCTCACTCCGCTCCTTAACAATACGGACTGACGTATCCTCTAAGTGGCAGTTGAGTGCACTGTAGATTGGTTTAATCATACTAGCTTATCCAAGGAAGGTCAGCATCAGGCAGAGTATCAATATGCAATGCTCCGTCCTGAATGCTAACGGATTCTGGTTCAAGTTCAAATTCATAATCAGTGCTAATAAGAACCTTCATGTCTAGAAGTTCAGAGATGCTATTAGACTCTCTGAAATCGTTAGTAAGTATAGTTTCTAAGAGGGTTTTTAGTTTCATTTAAAGCTCCTATGAATAGCTTTCAGACAAAAAAAAGCCCTCCGAAAACCCGAAGGATTTAGGGAGGGCTATAAAGAGACTGTACTATCTAGAAGGCTACATACTCTTCTTCAACAGGTGCCTCTGGCTGGCTGTCTTTATTTGTGTTGGCGATAAGGGCTTGAAGTGCAGCAAGCTGTTCTTCTAAAGTCCCTTTAGTTGCCCCTATCGCAGTAGCAGTCTGCTTCTCCTTTGCAGGCTTAACGTAATCAGGATCAAACATATCCCGGTATACTTTAGGCAACTGCTTCATGGTCAGGAGTTTCTGGACATTACCGTGAGTAAACGGCTTAGCCCCTTCAGCATTATGGACTGCATAGATGAAAGCTACCACTTGTGAACTACGCTTCCAACCATCTTGATCGGCTACTCGTTCAACGGCTTTAAAGTTTGGAGCCGAGAACCGCATACCAACTTTACGAACTTGGCCGTAAGTTGCTGGCTTGTCTTTACTAATTGTACTAAAATCAAAGTTATTTTTAAATCCCATAATTAAGTGCCTCCGTAGCACTGGTTTATTAGGTATTAAAGAGTAACCTAAAATAAGTCACTCTCAAATAACATACTATGTATTTAGGAGTAGGGACTGTCAGACTAGACCAGCCCCTTACTCATATTTATATTTATTTAGCTGCTTCCCTGCCACTCCCATCATCATGGCCGATCTCGGCAGCGGAGTCAACCCCTAATCCTGCGCGATATCGGGCACAGGCGTGAGATATTATCATTCAAATTGCCTCATATAGTATTGAAAGTTTCTCATCGTAGTCAATGACAGGTTCAGGACGCTTACCAGCCCTAAGGGCACTAAGGGCCATAGTGAGCAAACTAGCCTCTCCTATACCCTTAGACCCTCTAGCATCCTCGGCAACAATATCGGCAGCTACTTGTCTCTTATCAGGCACTAGGTATTCAGAGCCTACAAGCCCTTTAGCCCTTATACCATTATTAACCACTTTATCATCCTCCATAGGAGCACAAAATATCAGCATAGACTCAAGGATCTTGAAAGTCTCAAGTTCCTTTGTATCTTCATCATACCCTAAAAGATTTTCAGACTCTAAGGCTTTAAAGTCCAAATAACGCAAGCCCTTCAAGACCCAATTTGGCGATTGAATCATAATACACCGCTCACCGTTAAGGACTGAAGGGTCTTGAGAGTTAAAAGTTAACATACGTTGTATTAAGTCATCAAAACTCGTGTCCTCTATTGGGAATGTGTCTACTCTATAGTTCCCATCGCCGTCAGTGAAGACTGCATTATGCTTCCAAGCATCTATAGGGATAGCAGACATCTTGGAGGCTAAATAGTCTATATAGGCCATTATATTTCCCCTAAGTCAAATACATCACCATTACGATTAATCAACAGTGCATGTTCTAGTTGCTCAGGGTAAAGTGTATGAAACTCCACTATTGGCATAAAGAATACGTCATTGCCCTTTTGGCAGCGTATCTTCTTAGGATAATATACATCATCACCCCGAACTTGGTGATCTTTAATTCTTAATATCTTGCCATTTCTCATTACATTCTTCATATAAATCTCCAAAGTAAATATAAACAACTGTTGCCGAACTCCAATCATCATGGCACACTCTGCCCACCGTGTCAAGTCAAACCCTACGGGTTCATGTGGGGGATATACCGCGATAATGGACGCATGTGTGCGATTATTTCATAAAGTTCTCCTTTTAACATTTATTGGGTACTGTAAAAATTCCATTAAGATTATAAGACAATACTGCTATAACAACACCTCCTACTCTACCGTTACCATCAATGAATGGGTGAATAGTCTCAAATTGTTGATACCATGCTAAGTAATTGTCCGTAGTGGCCACACCAAGACTATCCATAAGAAAAGGCAGACTATAAGAACTAGGTGGAGTATCATCGCCTACGGTGACTTCACTCCTTCTATATCGCCCTGCATTAACCCCAAGATATCCAAATAGAGTTGCATGGACATTGAGTACATCGGCCCTATTAAACTCAGTAAGGTTATCTAGGTTAATTAATCTATGTATAATGTCCCTTACGGGCCACTTAAGCAATTCACCATTCTCATGTACTAGGTTTATTGCTTTAGAGGCCTCCATAGGGGTCTTTACAGTCTTAAAGGTTGGTTTAAATGTCATAAATCCTCCAAATCTTAGTCATTTTAGCTCCTCCTAGTTACAATAACAATATCATTGACACTGAACCTAATAGGCTTCTTAGTGCCGTGAAAGACTGACAAAGACTGCGAAGTCTTCTTGTACTTCTTAGCCCTAAAGGTAAATAATCGCCCTTTAGGCAAATCACCAAAGTATTCCATTCTATGAACCATAATATCTCCAAGCCCTTAATGGGCTTTTCATTCTCACTACGTCATTGCAGCAAGGAACCATAGTATCAATAAAGTTACTATGGTGCTTTGCAGAGTCCTATAAGGACTAGTGTAGGCTACGTAGCACATCCTTGTGCTTACGTAAGTCCCTTTAGGGACTCTAGAAAGTCTTCTTAGAAGACTCTGCGAGGATTGACATAATTGCATCAAGCTTCGCTTCCATTGCATCCACTCTCTCTACGAGAGAACTAGCAGGTTCTGCCGAGACCCTTTGGGTCTTTTTAGGGGCTCCTTTGGAGCCAGTAGAAGCCCTTCGGGCTTTTTGGGTCTTTTTGCCCTTTGAAGCCCCTTTAGGGGCTGATTTAAACTCACCGACAACTACGTTGTGATCCCAAGAACAATCGTAGATGACTTCGGCATCCTTAGTGGGATTTACGTAGTAAGCTGCTGAATTACCAGCCTCCAACTCTACGAGTTCATACGTGCGTTTCCCCTTAGGGAAATGGAAGGTGGAACCTACGGTTAGTGCTGATAGTGATGACGTAGTCATAATTTAATCTCCGAGACCCTAAAGGGTCTGTTCAGTTTCAATTGTAGCCCCTAAGGGGCTAGGTCGGCTGTCGTCAACCGATCCATTTCCACTTTGGCACATCGAAATCCTCTTGTCAACCCCTTTAGGGGTTGTTTCAGAGTCCCTTAGGGACTCAACATGTGTACGGCAGCTTTGCTGCTCCTGCATGACGACTTTGTCGTTACGTGACACACATGATGTGCGCGATAGTCCCGTAGGGACTCTGTCGGCTAGTATGTATATTCAGCCCCTTAGGGGGCTGGCAGGTGGCCTAGGGGGGTCAATCTGTATATATATACTACTGCTCGCAATGGATCTCAAATATTACAAGTGACAACCTCGGGGCTACTAAGACCCTAAGGGACTTTATAGGGTCTTAATAGATCTATATAAACTTTACAGGCATAAAAAAGCCCCATAGAGATAGGGGGTTCTCTATGAGGCTTGTGCCCTAGTGTGCAAATAATATATTATTCACAGGGTTCACTAGGCTGAGCAGAATCCCGGTAGGGATTATAGGGGGGCTTTAACGGCCCACCACTTACGTTCAGTATAGCAACGAAATTGCGACTTGTCAACCCCATGATGTTCATTGGGCTCCAGAGGCCCTTAGGGGCTTGACAACCTAGCTTTTTATGTGTATAATAGTATATATCGCTACTTAAGGATAATAAATGGAAAATAATGATAATATTATATCTTTATTTGATGCTTACGATCATGTGGCTTTATGTCCTACATGTGATAATAGAACTTGGCATATGATGGTAAATATAAATGACATTGATGAAGAGGGTAATGCTAAGCTTATTGGATGCCAATGCACAAACTGTGATTTGAGACTTATTTGGAAATGAATACAGATAAATACCTGCCTAGCAATAAGCATACAAAAAGAAAGCTGACTGTGATGCAGAATTCCCTATTGGATAACCTTGAGACCTCAGGGTATAATCCACTCCTTGCAGCAGAAAGGGCTGGTTATAAGCATCCTCCCTCAGCAGTCTCTTCAGTTCGTCAAGAACTTATAGCCATTGCAGAGAACATGGTAGCCTCGGATAGCATGATAGCTGCCCGCACACTTCATGATGTTCTCACAAGCGATGTGCCTATGAAAAACCTCAAAGAGAAAATAGATGTGGCTAAAACAATCCTAGATAGGACAGGCATAGCCAGAAAAGAAATCCTAGATGTAAATCAAACCATTAAGGGTGGTGTGTTTGTACTGCCTGCCAAGACTACATCAGAGCTTATTGAGGGAGAATTCCGTGAAGTATCCACAGGTGATACGTAGATCTAATTCAATGGAGCCCTATGGCTATGACACTAATGAATATGATTTCAACGTACTTGTACCAGATGAGCCCGCAGTCGACGCACTACTGGATATTATAGCTTATGTCAAAGCCAGAGCAATCTCCCTCAGAGATGGATCAAAATATCTCACAGAGCTTACAGGAAGACCCCTCACCTACGAAGGGCTCCGAAGAATCATCAAGCGAGCAGACCACCCAGCAATCAACACTGAGCGATATAAGCCCGCAGCCTCCTGAAGCCCCTTTATGGGAAACTAATCCTGAACTCTTCATTGCAGCCAACGGGGTTTTCAAGCTCAAAAGAAATGGAGAACCAAGAAAAAAGACAGGCAAAGGCCCATTCTATGCCCATAAAATTACCCCAGTACTCTATAAAGATACACAGGCTAAAGAGGTAGCAAGACAAGATCTAAAGGATAAGCAAGATAAGGCTTTCAAGCTTCATCAGGAGGCCGTCAGAGCCTCTCAGCTAGTGAAGGATACAAAGGCTACCCTAAAGGTTCTAGACGGCACAGCGAGCAACAGAGTGGCTCTGAAGGAGGATATAGATAAGCTTCCTCAAGAAGTGCAGGATCAATTAAGCACAAACGAGACTTCAGTAGTATTCAGGCCTAATAAAGGGCCACAGACAAGGTTCCTTGCAGCAGGAGAGAAAGATGTCTTATATGGTGGGGCAGCAGGGGGCGGAAAGTCTTATGCGATGCTTATTGACCCTCTTAGATTTTGTAGTATCTCTGGTGCAAAAGCTTTGCTTATTAGGCGTACTATGCCTGAGCTGCGTGAACTCATTGATCACTCTATGGAATTGTATCCTCAAGCCTTCCCCGGCTCTAGGTTTTTTAAGCAAGAAAAGATATGGACATTCCCAAGCGGGGCTAAGTTAGAATTTGGATACTGTGAAAAGGACTCTGATGTATATAGGTATCAAGGCCAAGCGTACTCTTGGATAGGGTTTGATGAGCTGACCCAATGGCCTACTGAGTTTTGCTGGAATTACTTATCCTCCAGATTAAGATCGACTAATCCCTCTATAACCCCTTACTTAAGGGCTACAGCTAACCCCGGCAATGTAGGAGGCAACTGGGTCAAAAAGAGATACTTAGATCCTGCGCCACCCAATACACCCTTTATAGGCGTGGATGGAACCACTAGACAATTCATTCCTGCAATGCTTAGTGATAACCCATACCTGCATGAGAACGGGGATTATGAAAAGATCCTTAAGGGTCTCCCTCCTGTACTAAGGAAGCAATTACTTGAAGGGAATTGGGATGTAGTAGAGGGGGCAGCCTTCCCTGAGTTTGATCCTGATCTACATGTTATATCGCCATTTGAAGTCCCTCCGCACTGGGAAAGAGTCAAAGGAATTGACTATGGCTATGCGTCTGAATCATGTTGTTTGTGGTTAGCTATAGACCCTGAGGACGGTACAGGAATAGTATATAGAGAACTATATAAGAAGGGCTTGACAGGATCGAAACTAGGTGCTATAATAAGAGAGATGGAGTTAAAAGATGCAAGGAGTGTGCCGGGAGTATTAGACTGGGCAGCATGGAGCCATACTGGTCAAGGCTATCAAGGGCCAACAGTAGGCGAAGCTCTAGTCAATATGGGTCATAAACTGCGCTATGCAGATAAAAACAGAAAGGCTGGTAAGATTCAGATCCATGAAAGGCTTCGTAAAGACGCTAATACTGGTCGACCAAAATTACAAATATTCAACACGGCTGTAAATTTAATTAGAGAAATGCAAGGTATTCCTTTGGCTAAGAGCGATCCAGAGGACGTAGATACTCATGCTAGCGATCATGCCTACGATGCCTTAAGATATATACTTATGTCCAGACCACGCCTTGAAGGGCACATGGCCCGGATGGCCCGCTTTAAGGCGGAAGTATATCAACCAGCAGATGAAACCTTTGGATACTGAGCCTTGTAGCGTTTAACGAGTAGCGCAGCCCCACGTATAGAGATATACTACAAGGGAAGGATTGGGTGCAAGTCCCGACGTAGGCACCAATTTAATAAAGGATAGACTATATGCCAAGTTTTAAAGTAGATACAAATGAGAAAATCAAGTATGAGCACATGTGTTTTGGAGGGGATGACCCAATCATAAATACTCCTCAAGACCATGACATCCCTACAGTGGACAAGGGCGTAGAGGCATCTAGTCCTACTCTGACTGACTTTACTTCTATAGACCCCCGAGGGCTAAATAGGATAGCTCAGCCAAACTAAGCACATGGTAGAAGAAAACACATTACTTAGTGCGAACTTCATTCATGCTGTACCGGATGAATCTAGCCCAGAGCTAAATCTACAGGATAACCAGAAGAGCAGCCTAGTCGGTGTACTTCAGAGTAGGTTTGAAGAAGCAAGAAGAGCCAGAGAAGTAAAAGAACGTATTTGGCTAGATGCTTATCAAAACTACAGAGGAGTATATGGTAAGAATGTAAAGTTCAATGCTCACGAGAAGTCCAAAGTATTCGTAAAGGTCACAAAGACTAAGGTGCTGGCTGCTTACGGAATGGTAATAGATGTTATCTTCGGAGACACTAAATTTCCCTTAGGGGTCAAAGAGACTGATGTGCCAGAAGGCGCAGCAGAGAGAGCCCACTTAAATACAGCAGGCCCTGCACCCACTGAAGAGAAGGATGAGTCTGAAGTAGAGAATCCATTTGATCCGGGCTATGTCGGTGATGGGAAAGTACTAGCTCCCGGTGCAACTTTTAGGAGCGCAACTAAGTTCCTTCAAGATTCTACAGAGAAGTTTAAGGAAGCAGAAGAAGCAGACATACTTATTGAAGGGCCAGCAACAGACCCATCTACGCCACAGATTAGTCCTGCTAAAGAATCTGCAATCCGAATGCAGAAGCTCATTCATGATCAACTAGAAGAGACTAACGCAGATATAGAGTTAAGGAATGCATTCTTTGAAATGTGCTTATTGGGCACAGGTATAATCAAAGGCCCCTATAATTATAATAAGACTCTACACAACTGGGCAGAGGATGAAGAAGGTAATCGCGCTTATCAGCCTGTAGAAGTAAGAGTCCCTCGTATAGAATTTGTGAGTTGCTGGGATGTATACCCTGATGCTCACTCGACCAGTATTGCCGACAGTGACTATTTGTTTCAGAGGCGAAGATTTACTCGCTCAGATATAAGGGGTCTATTAAAACTACCATACTTTAATA